GTACTGGGACCGTCCCAGGCGCTGCGTCCAGTGGTTGAGAGACCACAGGGAACGCGAGGTTGGAGGCGAGGGCGGAAGCTGAATGCGACCGGACGTGACCGTCAAGCGCGGCGCTCGCATCACCAGGATGCCCTGAAGGGGCAGGAAGGGAGTCAGGACGATGGGCAGTGGTTGGAAGGTCTTTCACGGAGCGTTCACGGGAACCGGCGCGCAGCTGGACATCACCAAGGTGGGCTACCGTCCCAGCCGGGTGAAGCTGTTCAACATGACCTCCGGCGACCAGCTGGAGTGGCACGAGAACATGGCGGACGGCGCGGGCTTCAAGCGCGTGGCCGCCGGCACCGGCGCGGCCATCAGCTCCGGCGGCATCACGCCGCTGAGCGACGGGTTCCGGCTGGGGACGGACGCGGACATGAACGTGGCCGGTGAGCTGGTCCGTTTCGTGTGCTACGAGTAGCAGCGGACGGCTGAACTGAAGGTCCCTGGCCTCCGCCCAGGCCAGGGACCGCAGACAGGAGGAACAGATGCCCGCAGAGGGAAAGCACTCCAACATCGGAACCTCGCCGGACTTCCGGCCATACCGTGAAGACTACACCAAGGTGGACGGAGCCGGACCCTTCACGGACCCCGACGACGGCGTCAACGCGGCAGAGTACGACACGGTGGTGGCCAACATCGGAGTCGAGGCGGGCGGCAACGCCACCCTCGCTCTGTACTGGTGGTCGAAGCTGCTGGGCAAGTTCGTGCCCGATTCTACCCCCGTGACGTGGACTGTGGTCGGTGGAACTGGCGTGTCCGTTGTGTTCAACAGCTACGGTCGGCGGTTCATGCTGGCTGTGTCTGCCAACGCGGCGGGACGCAAGGTCAACATCGAGGTTGCCGGGTTCTGGCTGGACCTGCGCAGCGACTAGGACCAGATGTCCGCCTCATCTGCCGTTGTCGAAGACAGGATCTCAGCCGCAACGGCGGTCACGACAGCCAAGACCCGCGACGGCCTGATCAATCTGTTCCACCACAGCCGGGAAGCGTACAAGGAATGGGTGCGCCGGGCTGTGGTGGAACGGAACAGGCTTGACATCCTCGCAGAGCTTGTCTTGGGGTACATCATCCATCCCAAGATCCACTTCCCGATCATCCAACATCAGATGCGCAATCCGATGTCGATGATCCTGGCGTTCCGGTCGGCGGGCAAGACCACTGTGGGTACCATCGCCAAGAGTATCCACATGATTCTGAAAAACGCCAACATCCGCATCATCCTAGGTTCCAAGGTCGCAGAGAATGCGGCCGACATGCTGAGCGAGATCAAGGGGCACTTCCAGAACAACGAGGAACTGATCGACATCTTCGGCAACTTCGTAGGCGAACGGCAGTGGGATGAGCGGTCCATCGAGGTCCGGCCGCGAACCAAGTGGAGCAAGGAACCGACCATCATGACGGTCGGAGTCGGAACGGCCGTTGCCTCCAAGCACTATGATGTGGGCATCTGTGACGACCTGCTGGACGAGGAAAACAGCAGGACCGAGCACCAGCGCCAAAGCATCAAGACGTGGTACTACAAGGTGTTCAAGCCGTGTATTGATCCGCCGGACCCGTTGGTGGACCACAAGGGTGAGATCCACGTGCTGGGAACCAGGTACCACTATGAGGACTTGTACGCCCACTTCCAGTCGCACGAGTACAAGGACGCAACACTGGTGATCCCGGCGCTCGATGCAAGGGACCAGTCCATCTGGCCGGAGCGGTTCTCAACGAAGCACCTCCACGAGCTTCGTGAGGACGGTGGCGTCATCATCTTCAACTCCCAGTACAAGTGCGACACAGAAGCGATGCGTGGTGAGATCTTCAGCTACGACCAGTGTGACATCGTGCGAGCGGACGCCTACCCGATGATGGACAGCCTCACGGTGGGCATCGGCGTTGACCTCGCAATCGGACAGCAGGAACAACACGACAACTACGCGCATGTGGTCCTGGGCAAGGACCCGCGCGATGAGCTTTGGGTCTTGGACTTCCTTGAGCGCAAGCTGACCTTCAGCAAACAGCAGGAAGCAATTGAGGACGCCTACAAGCGTTACCAGAAGTGGCTGAAGGGAGTAGCCATCGAGGCGAATGCTTACCAGTTGGCGCAGCCGACCGACCTGAAAGAGAAGCACCCAGACTGGGTCATCAGGCCGGTCGTGACGACCAAGGACAAGGTGACGAGGGCTTGGAAGCTGACACCGTTGTTCGAGCAGCGACGGATTCACTTCATGCCGTCGCACCATAGGCTGATAGACTGTTTGGTGTCCTTCCCGCACGGCCGGAAGGACCTGTTTGATGCCCTGGACATCGCTGTGAGCTTCCTGAGGGGGAAGCGGTTTGAGCGGAAGCGGCGGGCTGAAGAGCCGGGCGTGTTGTGAGGGCGGAGGGAGGAAGGGAAGATGGAGCCGACACTTGCGGCGTTGTTGTACGCGGCGGGACTTCTGTTTCACAGCCATTGGCAGGACAACGCTTGCGAACACGTTGGGGCCTCCCGTGTGGCCTACTGCGAGACCATACGGGACTCTGGCCAAGCGTATCTGAAGACATTTGCAGATGATCTAGCTTGGTCCTGTGAACACTTCGGAGCCTCCGACTGTCTGATGATGTTGGCGGTCGCTGAAAAGGAGTTCAGTTTGGGGGACACCGGCGGCGGGAACATCGGCAACACTTGTATCCATACCATGAATGCCGACCGAGTGACTGAACGGACGGAACGGGACGGCGACCCGTTCTGCGAAGTGAAGTTGCGATGGCAGAACAGCAGCGGGACACGGACACAGTATCGCAACGCGCACATCGTTTCGGAACGCGACGGCCGGATCACATTTGATACTTGCTGTGCCCGGGAGATTGGCCTGTTCCAGATACTACCTGCCAACTGCGAGTCTGGCCGGGACGCTGGACAGTGCGGGACGCTCAGCGCCGTCTACCGGGAGCGGCGCGACCAGTGTGAGCAGCAAAACTGTAACATCGCCATCGGCGTTCAGGAGGTCGATGAGCACATTGCACTCTGCCACTTGATCGACGACGATCACCCACTATCCGGCGTTGCTGCCTACAACCAGGGCGACTGCGAACACGACGCAGGGTTCATCAACTACTTCCGCAACGTGCGCTCACGATACCGTCAGGCCTGTGATGGCGTTCTGGAGGACGGAACCAAGGTCAAGGATCACTGGGCAGGGTGTTCCAACATCCCGCCACCGATGGAGGAATGACGATGGACAACGGCAATCACACAGTCAAGGCAGAGGTCGTGCCGCTCGACAAGGCGATGGCTCCTGCTGCTGAGCGACCCAGGATGACCGTCATCAAGGCCATCGCCATCCAACTCAAGGAAGGTCCCACGAACACCGACACCGGCCGTTCCAACGTCCAGATTGAGGACCCGGAACTGTCCACGCTCATCGCAACCGGCCGGGTGATCGTGCCTCCGTTCGACCCTCTCATCCTGGCAATGCTGCCGGAGAACAGCACCATCTTGGAGCAGTGCATCGCCTCCATGGAGTTGAACATCGACGGGTTCGGTCACAGATTCGTGCCACGGATAGGGTTGGTGGTGGAAGGTGTGACGGAGCCGGAACGGGCGGCGGCGCGTTCCGAACACACCAGACTGACGAACCTGTTCAGGCACTTCTGTGGCGACATCTCGTTCACCGGGTTCCGGCGACGGCTCCGGCGCGATTTGGAGTGTACTGGCAACGCCTACTTTGAGGTGGTGCGGAACCGGGGCGGGAACATCGACAAGCTGACCCATGTTCCCAGCTACCAGATGCGCCTCGCCATCCAGGATGCGGAATGGACGGTGTACAACCAGGAACGCATCGTGGTCAAGGAAAATGGGATTGCTGCCGTGGAGACAGTGCTGGACAGCAAGCGGTTCCGGCGCTATGTCCAGTTCGCCAGGTTGGGGCGTGACAGCGCAGTTCAGCAGATCATCGGCATGCCGGTGTGGTTCAAGGAGCTGGATGACCCACGGGACATCGATGCCAAGACCGGCGACGTGCTGACGAAGGAACAAGTGGCAACCAACAAGTTCATGTTGGCCACTCCGATGGTCCACTTCAAGATTTACTGCCCCCGGAGTCCCTACGGCATCCCGCGCTACATCGGGAACCTCATCACGCTGTTCGGTGACCGGGAAGCCGACAACGTCAACTTCACGACCCTCAAGTGCAACAACGTGCCGTCCATGATCATATCGGTATCCAACGGGATGCTGACGGACCCCTCCATCAACAGGATCAAGGAATACGTGGAGAGCCAGATCCAGGGTTCCCGCAACTACAGCAAGTTTTTGATCCTGGAAGCAGAGAGTCCCTATGCCGGGGAGGCGGGCGAGGGCGGAGCACCGCGCATCGACATCAAGCCGTTGGCCTCCGTCCAGACCCAGGATCAGCTGTTCCAGATCTTCGGGGAGAACAACCGATCCAAGGTGCGCGAGTCGTTCCGGCTCCCGCCCATCTTCGTGGGCCGGGCCGAAACCTACAACCGGGCGACGGCGGAGACCAGCCGCAAGCTTGCCGATGAGCAGGTGTTCGCACCGGAGCGGATGGAGTTTGACTTCTGGGTCAACAACCAGCTGTTCCCCAAGCTGGGAGTCGTGAACCACAGCTTCATGTCGATGGGCCCCAACGTCACCGATGATGAGGACTTGATCAAGGTCTTGGTGGCGGCTGAGAAGACAGGTGGGATGACACCGCGCATCGCCAGGGAGATCATCGAGGACATCATGGGTCGGCAGTTCGCAGCGAACTGGAAGATCGACCCCGACATCCCGCTGACGCTCCAGCTGGCGGAGGCGGCCAAGAACCTTGCCCCGGTGACGGTAGGCTCGCAGGTCACAGCGCTGAAGAGCATGGAGGACCCCGATGCTCTGCTCTCCCAGTTGCTGGAACTGCGGGAGTCGTTCGATGCTGAGGTGACGAAGCGGTCGGCCGGGAGGGAGTGATGTGTAGGTCCTGTGAGCCTGTTGCGAGCCTTGCCAAGCTGAGTGATGCTCAGCTCCTGGACGGGCTCAACGCCATCGAGAACATCATCCTCAAGGCCACACTCCCCGAATGGCGGGAGATGATCACGCTGGAGAACCAGCTGAAGCAGCAGCTTCTGGACGCTTGGAACAAGCGTTCCAAACTGGCAGCCAAGGCCGCAGCCGCTGTGATCCGTCGCTCATCCAATCCCGTGAAGGCGTCGGCGGTCGAGGCAGCGCTGAAGGCGGCGCGGCGGGAGTTCAACAGCCTGGAAGCCGAAATGAAGCCCCACATCCAGGCGGCGGTCGAGGATGCGATGAAGCTGGGCATCTCCGCCATGAACAAGAAGTTCCAGGGCAAGTACAAGGGCACCTTGCGATACGACTTCGTGCCGCTCAGCGTCCTGAAGGCAACGCCGGACCCGAAGTTGCGTGCCAGCTTCACATTGGCTGACCAGCAAGCGGCAGAGGCACTGAGTGATGATCTTGCTTTCTGGGTGGGCGACAACTACGATGCCAACCTGTCTGAGAGTGTTCGGCGCATCGCAGAACAGTCCATCATCAACACCGGAGCCGACCCCGGGCGTGCCGCCGATGAGTTGGAAGATGTGCTGGCACGTGAGTACGGCTACGACCCGATGAACCCGCACACAGGAGCCTACGCCAACATCCCAGTTGGCTGGAGTGGTTCGACACGTGACTACTTTGGAGGTGTGGCCGCGAATGCTGCCACGATGGGGCGTGTAGGAGGCCAGCTCAGTGCGATGCGTGGAGTTGGGGCGTCCAGCTACATCATCGTGAACCCTCTGGATGAGAGAACATGTGCCGAGTGTTCCTACATGGCGGCGGAATCGGCGGGTTCATCGATGCCGGTCGGTGACGCATACGACCATTTCCAGGGGATGGTTGGGGCAACTCCCGATCAGATTCGCAACGAGCTACACCCCTGGCTCAAGTTGGGCCAGATGGTGTCGAGGGCGGGAGTGAGCGGCAAGTGGGGTTCGGGTTCCGGCGGGAAGTTTATCAAGGCTGGATTGGGATTCCCACCGTTTCACTTCAAGTGCCGCTGTACAGTGGATCTAGCAGCTGACAGCGAGTTTGCTGGTGAACCGGGCGTGACCGGCGGAGAGTCATGAGGCGTCCTGACGCGCGGGAGGTCGAGATGGAAGACAAGATGAAGGGAACCATCGACACGGCGGCTATCGGGGAGGGGAAGCTGACCCCGGCCATCCTTCAAGGGAGTGGCATCAAGTCACTGCTGGGTGAAGAGGCGATGAAGGAACAGCCGCGCAAAGCGGCCGTGTTCATCCTCCAGCACATCGGCAAGCAGGTCCAGGAGGCCATCGAGGCGTTCCAGGAGCAGGATGTCCAGAAGCCGTACCCCAACGAACACGCGGCGCGGATGCGTGACCCGGCCGACTTCATCGCCAGTACGTTCCGGTCCAAGGAGATTGCGCCTGGTATCCGTATCATCATGGGCAAGCTCACAGCGGATGGCCCGATGGAAACACAGGCGTATCGTTTCGACAAGGACAAGTTTACGTCGGCGGAGGCTCGCACGTGGCTCAAGGATCACGACCTCAAGCCCATCTCATTTGAGGAAGCGGTGACCAAGGCCGATGATGCGGCGACCGACGAAGTGTTGTCCAAGGGCTACTATTGCCCCATCATCAAGATGGTGGATGAGCGGCGGGAGGTCACGGCCATCGTCCTGAAGCCAGAGACAGTCGATGCTCAGGGCGACGTCATCTCCAAGGAAGTGATCGAGCGGACGGCGCACCGTTTCATGTCCAACTACCGCAAGACATCCGAGCTGGGCTACATGCACCGCGACTTCGGGAAGGACATGGACGTGGTTGAGAGCTACATCGCTCCAGCGCCCATGATGATCGTCGGCAAGACCGTGCCGGAGGGTTCCTGGGTGATGACCGTGAAGGTCAACGACGATACCATATGGGCGGAGGTCAAGGCGGGCTTGATCACCGGGTTCAGCATCGGCGGAGTGGCCAGAGCCTCCAAGCCTGCTAGCGTCTAGCACCCGAACACTCCAACATCTTCCGTTCCAAGTCACAACCGGGTTATACTCTACCAGCGAGCTTGGAGCGCTGGACGATGCCGACCCAGGAAGTCAACATGAACGAAGCAAGACAGAGGCTTTTGGAGATTGACGTCCAAGAAGTCTCACTGGTGGATCGTCCGGCCAATGAGGAACAGTTCCTGGTCATCAAGAGGGACGGTGGAGGAAAGGAAGCCATGAGCGACAAGAAGGATGAAGTGAAGCAGACGCCGCAGGCCGGAGTGATCCCGCCAGGGGGTGACCCGCCGACGACGCAGCCCGTCACCAAGCAAGCCCCGACGCATGAGGCCATCCTGGCCGAGAAGCTGGCCGCCATCGCCAAGCTGGCGGGCGATGTCTCCAGTGGGGCGATGACGATGGAGCCGGACATGCTGGAAGAGAAGCTGGAGGCGCTCCAGCAGCTCTCATGGGGCGTCCGCAAGCCCCTGACCGTGATCAACGCGCTGGCCAAGGGCCTCAACACCATCATCCCCAACGCGGAGGTCGGCAAGGACGATGGCGCCAAGCTGGTCGAGGGCTTGCGCAAGAGCGCGGACGATCTGGCCGCCAAGGCGGGCGCGACGGTCCCGGCCAAGAAGTCCATCACGGTCGAGTTCCACGACGACGGCGGGTTGGAAGTGCTCGACAGCGCCGAGACTGTACTCAAGGGCAAGCAGTTCACG